TGCGACCCTTTAGTTTAGCAACTTCACCATGTACGGAAAGTTCTAACTTTTCATACTCTTCATAGAATCCTTCGTGAAAACCACGTTCATGTGTAATTTCAAGGTCTGCAAAGATGTCACTTTTCTCTCTAGGCTCAGTTCCACGGAAAGCTACAGTGATTCTTTCTTTATTTCCCAAGACATATACCTGGGCGCCTTCTATATCAAAAAACTTAACACTAGTATATCCTAGTGCTTTCCATTCTTTTCTTACTTCTTTGTCAAGGTCTTTATATGCAAGCCTTGAAAGAAGGGCGTGGTGGTAAAATTCGGGAGATAACATCAAGCTACTCCTTTCAATACATCTAATCGCATCATTAATCGTTCTGCTCTGTTTGTAACCTGCTTATGCCACCTAGAATCTCTACCATGATGTGCTGCCCTTACCCAATCTCTCTCACCAATATATCTATTGAAATTTTTAAATTGAGTGAGGCGAGGTCTTCCCATGTTAAACATCATGTTTACCAGAACTTGCTGTACCTCTTCAGGAAAATTGCCAAATTCTTCTTTACCATAGAGTACTCCGCACTCTGAGATAGCAGTGTCTAAATCTCTTTCAAAACATTCTCTCACTCTATCTTCAGAGACTTCAGTACCGATAGGCTGACCGTATTCAGGATCTTTTGCGGTTACTAAATGACCGATACCGAAAGTGGCTAGGCCCAAATGGTCTTCATAAATTTTATATCTAACGCCTTCGTCAGATTTAAGTTGTTGGTATACTTCTTCTACTTTCATTTAAAAATGCTCCAAAAGATAATCTAGTTTGTCCTTCATGCAATCCCATTCCACTTCTTGTAGAATGGAAAAGTTTTTTAGCGTGTTCATCAGATGCAGAAGGATGCAATCCTGATTTAAATGATTTATAATCGTTATTGCCAGCATGTGCTCGCATCTTAGTACCACTAACACCCTCAGTTCCTTCTGCATCTGGATCACGATGTCCAGCAGAAACAACTTTAATTTTCTTAAAGTTATAAGAACCATCAGGGCCGTTGTATTTATCAGCGAGTTTTTGAAACTCCTGAACTCTATCTGATCCCGCTACCATTGTCACATGAGAATAACCTTCTTTATGCATCTTGGTTAGGTGTGCCATAAAGTGAGGATGTTCTTTACTTGATGCCTGTACATTGACATTAGGATGAACATGCTTCAAATAAGATAATTTATGATCCGAATGCAAAGGATTCTTGTGTTTATCCTGCGAATGACTAACAATAACACGATGGTCCGAACCGTGTTTGTCTGCCGTCTTGACAACATGATCTACTACTTTACTATGCCCTGCGGTAGGAGGATTGAATCTACCGAAAGAGAATACCATGTGCTTATCAGCCATTAGTCACCAGCCCTAGCAAAATTAGCAGCACTGAACTCATGACGATGGACAAATTTAGATGGCTTGCCACTGTGATGGACTACATAACCTTCAGGGTTTGTAGGCGATCCAGCTATTTCATGCCCTATCGTATTGTGAGAATTCAAAGCGTCTGTAAGTACAGTCTTTGCTTTTTGTAGATGTTGTTGCATTGCAATAACACCTTCAACTTGTTCTTTATTTTTATTCACATGGCTCATAGTATCGTCATGCGTCTTAGTGTGTCTTGCCTTAGCAACTTCTGTTTTGACTGAAGCAACTTTCTTTTTTAAAGCAGTAGAATAGTGTTTTAAAAAGCCATCATGAGAAGGAGATGAACCGTCTCTTACAGTGGCGTTCATATAAGTCTTCAATGGTGTCACATGCTTAGAAACTGCTTCGTGTGCTTGAGTAGGAGTTTTCTTGAAAGCTGCTACTGCTGCGTCCAGATGTTTTTTATATTCTGACTGATGCGAAGTAGTGTAAGCTGTTTTTGAAACATCATGGTGAATAGGAAGCTGATGGACATCAGGATGCTCTTTCAGTTCTGGAACATGACCTTGTTTCACTTTCATATCTTCAAACTTGTTTCCTTCATATGCAGTATGTACAGCCACTCCTATTTTAGAATTAACTGCTTTTTGTGCGTGTTCCGAATCAGCTGGATGATGATAAGTAATCGTATTAGTTTTATAGGAAACACGGTGACCTTCATGATTTACATCTCCGGCATGCATAATGTCAGCTTGATATATTCCTTTTCCGTCGTGTACTTTTGGAAGATGATCCAGCGCCGCCTTCAGCTTAGAAACTAAACCAGGAGCATGACCATGATTTTTTTGTATATCCTCATGCGTATAGTTTAGTTTAGGTTTTTTATTAAACACTGATTTTGATCCAACAAAAAACTTTCCAGATTCTGGGTGTTTTCCAAAAACTACAGAAGGACTGCCGTCATACTTCATAGTTATTTTTGTATCGTTTCCTTTTCCTTTTAGTTTCTCATGCACACCATTAAGAGTATGAAATGCGTGTGCAAATCCCTCTGAACCCCCGTGTACTACATGATCTTCCACGTGTTCAAGGTGTGTCAATTTATCGTCATTTGACGACTCTGAGAGGAATTTTTTGAAATTAATCATACTCTTATTTATAATATATTAAAAATTAATAAAAAACCCCCAGGCCTATATGAAGAGACATGGGGGCCAACTTTACGAGGAAATAAAATAATATTAGTGAACAGTTTCAGGTTCCTTTAAAAATGATTCTGGGTTTCTTTCTATTTTTTCTATATCGATATTATATGTAGATGCTACACTAGCGGCAACTGATCTCCAATATTCTTTAAAGTAATCATCCGAAGTGCGTTTACTAGCCAGTAAACAGTAAGCGATTCTCCTTTCTGCTAATGTTTTAGACATCATGATCCCCAATCTAAACTACATTCAATTATTCCTTCCTGCAATCCCTTGCCCCATTCATTTAGGTGCTCTGTTATGTACTCATCAAGATAGATATCATCTTCAGATTCATCCCAATCATCAGTTTCAATGCCCAATTCTTTACACCGTTTCTCAACGAACCAAGATTTACTCTCTTCTTCGTAATCAATAGTTTCTTTGTGGTATACAATTACACCAGAAAAATTATAGTATTCATCGATGTATCTGCAAGAAATAGAAATATCTGGATCAAACTCTGACAGAAAAAGACCTAGTTGTTTGACATATGGGAGGATACTACACCAAGCAGACATCACTACAACATAATCATCTCCTGCCTCGTCCACGTATGCCCACTTAGCTCCTATAGTCTCTTCCATATAGTCTCTAGTAGGATATTCTTCACCCCAAGAAGGTAAGAAGTGAGAAAATTCTAGACCAGAAGCATCATGCTCCTCTATCAAAGAAAAAACTTTGTTGAATTCTTCTATAGCTTCAGGAACTTTAGAATCAATAACCAAAAAATTGTCTACATGATTAGCCACAACATACCCTTTGAAATACAGAAAAATAAAAAAAAATGGGCAGTTTAGACTCTTGCCCAGGAAGATCCAAGCTATTAGCTAAATACTGAAGCACCAGCTGCTGCATATGCTGCGGCAATCATAGCACGACTAGGACGACCTAGACGATATGAAGTTACACCGGTGTTAGCATTTACATTAGTGTAAATTGGCTGTCCTGCAGCACGAAGCTCTGCAACACGGGCACTTACACGATTAACGCCAAACATTGCAACTGCTTGTTTTTCAGACAAAGATTGACCTGAACGCAGAAAATTAAGAATCTTCTGATTCTGGTTCTGAGTTGTAGCATTGTTGTTAGTTCTAGCCATAATAAAATCACCTTTATTAACATTAAAATAAAACGACTTTTAGGTCGCTATCTAGGATCACTCCTAAATTCTTTAACAATACAAACATTATATAGAATTACTAATACAATGTCAAGCATTAAAATTCTTCAACTTCATCTGTTTCGAGATTACGCATCTCCAAAACAACGTATGGAACCTTCTTGCTGATCGTAACTGATCCCGCCCATGTAGTAGCGTCTTTCCAGTTCATAAAGCCCATTGTTTCGGTAGTAGTCAAACCTTTCAGAGTACCCTTTAAATGAAATTTCTTCATTTCCGTTTGACATGGATATGCACAACTACTCATAATTTTTCCTCACACTGCAATAATGTCTATTTCTATATTTTCACAAGAATCTATGAGATTATCAGCCACTTTAGTGGCTTCGTCTACAGTTTCATATCGTTCGTCGGAT